GAGTTGTTTGCTCTTGACGGTAAACATGCAAACCTAACGATTAATGACGTTCAAAGACGTAATAGAATTGCAAAACTCTTAGTTGACTGGGGTCTTCTTGATATTGTAAAACCAGATGCAATCTTTGACATTGCTCCATTGAATCAAATCAAAGTCCTCTCATATAAAGAAAAGAATGAGTGGATCTTGGAGCAAAAGTATAACATCGGTAAAAAAACTAAAAAGGTGGAGGAATAACCACACTTTTCTGGGCGGTTTACCAACCGCCCTTTTTTGTGTCTTGTGATATAATTAGTAGTGGATGCCGTAAGGGTCCACAAAACACAAACTCGCTTTTAAAGGAGCTACCATAATGAACATTCAGAGATATTCTGCTGCGGATCTTCCTGCTTTGATGGAAAAGATCACTCGCAACAGTATTAACATGGACGAGTATTTTGATCGTCTATTTCATCTTCACGAAACTACATCAAACTATCCTCCATACAATCTAGTTCAGGTAAATAATGTGGAATCTAGATTGGAACTAGCACTTGCTGGATTTAAAAAGAAGGAAGTTTATGTCTACACACAAGATGGTAAACTCTTTATCGAAGGTCAGAAAGAAGATAAAGAGACGGATACCAACTATCTGCACAAGGGTCTGGCTCAACGGTCATTTACACGAGCATGGACGCTCTCTGACGACACGGAAGTTCGATCAGTTGATTTTGATGATGGGCTTCTAACAGTCACTCTGGGTAGAATCGTTCCTGAGCACCATAAGCGTAAAGACTACCTATAAATATAATTGAATATCGTCGGCGCAGACGGAGGGGTAACTGGCACAATCCAGTTGACACCCCTCTTTTTTACTGCTAAAATACCATTGGGAAATCATAGAAAAAATGACAGTTAAGTTAGTTTTGATGAAGTCTGGTGAAGACATCATTGCAGATATTGAAGAAATGGTTTTTGAAGAAAGAACAATTGGATACTTTCTAACTAAACCATGTATTGTAAAACTTATGGACACTGATAGTATCACAAGAGATGAAGCAGCAAAGGGATTCAAAATCAAAATGTTTCCATGGATGCCTCTTTCAAAAGATCCTAAGATTCCAGTGAACATTGATTGGGTTGTGACTATGACAGAACCAGTCGATAAACTTCGTAAAATGTATGTAAATCAGGTGCTAAACAATGATAAAAGTAATAGTTCTTTCGAATCAGATTCTAATAACGCAGATTGAGGAAACTGGATCTGAACTTGGTGAACCAGATTGTAAACTTGTAAATCCTTTTTGCGTCAATGAAACGGGAACCTTAACTCCATGGCTTGTGGATATTACAACGCAATCTGAGTTTATGATTCACTCGGATAAAATTTTGACAATTGCCGAACCTAATACTAAACTACTTGAACGATATCAGAAGGTAACTGACTAGTGCGCTTTTATACTAATGTCCAGATGGTTGGTAACCGCTTCCTTGTGCGTGGTTATGAAAACGGCGAGAGTTTCATGACCACCGAAGAGTTTCAACCAACTCTTTTTGTGAAATCGAATAAAAAAACCAAATACAAAACTCTCTCGGGAGAATATGTTGAATCTATTCAACCTGGATTTGTGAGAGATTGTAGGGAGTTTTATAAAAAATATGAGGGAGTAGAAGGATTTGAAATTTATGGTAATGACAGATATGTTTGTCAATACATTTCTGAAAAGTATCCTGAGGAAGAAATCAAGTTTGATATTACTAAAATTAAATTAGTTACTCTTGATATTGAGGTTCAATCAGAACACGGATTCCCTGATACGGAATCGTGTTCAGAAGAAATGCTATTGATTACAATTCAAGATTATGCCACAAAGAAAATTATTACTTGGGGAAGAAAACCTTTTAAAACATCTAAACCAAATTCGAAATATATTCTTTGTGATTCTGAACATTCCTTATTAGAAAACTTCTTGGACTGGTGGTCGCGCAATACACCAGAAGTTGTAACTGGATGGAATATACAACTGTATGATATCCCTTACATTTGTGGGCGTATTAATAGAGTTCTTGGTGAGAAAGCCATTAAGAGATTTTCTCCTTGGAATCTAATCACCAGAGAAGAGGTGTGGATCTCTGGACGTAAGAATATTGCATATGATGTTGGTGGAATTACCCAACTCGATTATCTTGATCTTTATAAAAAGTTTACTTATAAGGCACAGGAATCATATCGTCTGGATTATATTGCAAGTGTGGAACTTGGTCAGAAGAAACTGGATCACTCTGAGTTTGATACCTTCAAAGATTTCTATACTAATGGTTGGAATAAATTTGTAGAATACAACATTGTTGACGTGGAACTTGTTGACCGTATGGAAGACAAGATGAAACTGATTGAACTTGCTCTTACCATGGCGTATGATGCAAAAGTTAATTATAGTGATGTGTTCTATCAAGTTAGAATGTGGGACAATATCATTTACAATTATCTCAAAAAGAGAAACATTGTAATTCCACCAAAGGATAGAACTGAAAAGAACGAAAAGTATGCTGGTGCTTATGTCAAAGAACCGAGTCCTGGATTGTATGATTGGGTGGTGAGTTTTGACTTGAACTCTCTGTATCCTCACCTTATTATGCAGTATAACATTTCACCAGAAACTCTTCTGGATGAAAGACATCCCACTGCAAACGTTGAGAAGATTCTAAGTGAAGAAGTTAACTTCGAGTTGTATAAAGACTATGCGGTGTGTGCCAATGGTGCAATGTTCCGCAAAGATGTTCGTGGATTTTTGCCAGAACTGATGGAGAAGATGTATAATGAACGAGTCATCTTCAAAAAGAGAATGCTTCAAGCAAAGCAGCAGTACGAGAAAACTCCTACTGAGGCTCTTGAAAAAGAGATTGCCCGCTGCAATAACATTCAGATGGCAAAGAAGATTTCTCTCAACTCCGCTTATGGTGCTATCGGAAACCAGTATTTTCGATACTATAAACTCGCAAACGCAGAAGCAATTACTTTATCTGGTCAAGTCTCTATCCGTTGGATTGAGATGAGGATGAATGAACATATCAATAAAATTTTAAAAACGGAAGGAGTTGATTATGTTATTGCTTCGGATACTGATTCTATTTACCTCAATCTTGGTCCTCTCGTACACGCTGTGTACAAGGGGAGAGAAAAAACTACTGAAAGCATTGTTTCTTTCCTTAACAAGATCTGTGAAATGGAATTTGAACCTTATATTGAAAACTCTTACAAATCCTTGGCGCAGTATGTTAATGCATATGACCAAAAGATGCAGATGAAACGGGAGAATATTGCTGACCGTGGAATCTGGACTGCGAAGAAGCGATACATTCTCAACGTTTGGGATAGTGAGGGAGTTCGATATGATGAACCAAAACTGAAAATCATGGGTATTGAAGCAGTTAAGTCTTCGACTCCTGCACCTTGCCGTAAGATGATCAAAGATGCTTTGAAATTGATGATGTCCTCTACTGAGGATGACGTTATTGATTATATTGATAAGTGTCGGTCTGATTTCAGGAAGATGACTCCTGAGGAAATCTCATTTCCTCGCACAGTGAGTGATGTTAATAAACACCGTTCAACTAGTTCGATTTATAATAAAGGAACTCCTATTCATGCGAGAGGAGCTCTGTTATATAATCACTACATAAAGATGAAGAAACTTGATAACAAGTATTCGTATATTCAAAACGGAGAAAAGATCAAGTTTTGCTATCTAAAAACTCCTAATCCAATTCATGAAAATGTTCTTTCATTCATTCAAGAATTCCCAAGGGAGTTAGGTATAGACAAGTACGTTGATTATGACTTGCAATTTAGTAAGGGTTTTCTTGATCCTCTGAAAGTTGTACTCGACGCTATTGGTTGGAAATCAGAAAAACAAATTTCTTTGGAGGACTTCTTTCTATGAATAACGAATACGTAAATTTTGATGAAGAGGATAAACAGACAAAATGGAATAGAGGATTGGACTTGTTTATAGAGTCTGTTCTTAAACCAGATAGTGAACTTCGTCAATGTGCTCATAATCAGAAATGTTTTCATGAGCTTATGGATGTGCGCGAAAATGTGCTACAATACTTAGATACTTTGAGATGGCATTGAATGGACTTTTTGAAAGATATTGTAAAAGAGATCGGTGGAGAATACACAAAACTTGCAGCAGATATTGATGAAACTGAAACATATGTGGACACAGGCAGTTATGTCTTTAACGCATTGGTTTCAGGTAGCATATTTGGTGGTGTATCTGGGAATAAGATTACTGCTATTGCTGGTGAGTCTTCTACTGGAAAAACTTTTTTCTCCCTCGCAGTGGTTAAAAACTTCCTTGATTCTAATCCTGATGGGTATTGTCTCTATTTTGATACTGAGGCTGCCATCACTAAAAGTCTCTTGGCAAGTCGCGGCATCGACACATCAAGGATTGTTGTGGTTAATGTTGTTACAATAGAAGAGTTTAGAGGAAAGGCACTCAAAGCAGTAGACATTTATCTTAAAAAACCCATAGAAGAACGCAAACCCTGCATGTTTGTGCTAGACTCTTTGGGAATGCTTTCCACCGAGAAAGAGATCACTGATGCACTTAATGATAAACAAGTTCGGGATATGACCAAATCTCAACTTGTTAAGGGTGCGTTTAGAATGCTTACTTTGAAACTTGGTCAGGCAAACATTCCAATGATCGTTACTAATCATACCTATGATGTTATCGGAGCTTACGTACCAACTAAGGAAATGGGGGGAGGTAGTGGACTCAAATACGCAGCGTCTACAATCATTTATCTCTCAAAGAAAAAAGAAAAGGATGGAACAGAAGTGGTCGGCAATATTATCAAAGCTAAGACTGCTAAATCGCGTTTGAGTAAAGAGAATAAAGATGTTGAGATTCGTCTGTATTATGATGAGCGTGGTCTTGATCGATATTATGGTCTTCTTGAACTCGGTGAGATTGGTGGACTTTGGAAGAATGTAGCAGGACGCTACGAGATTGATGGTAAGAAGATCTATGCCAAACAGATTCTAAAAGAACCTGAGGCTTACTTCACCGAAGATGTGATGAAACAACTTGATGATATTGCGATGAAGGAGTTTTCTTATGGAGAAAGTTGAACTTTTAGTTCTTAATAATCT